GCGAGGGCCGTCATTGGTAGCGAAACTCCAGCACTATACCGGTGTAACGTCTGCAATATAGTCAGATTACTGATATGAAGATGGGAGTCTTTTCACCCACGTAAGACCCAACGACATTAAAGTCCATGAATTCTATTGCGCCTATGCAGTCCATTCCATCCCGCTCCATGAGGATATGGATACACATGTCGTAATCATAGACTGCCACGGTATTCATCCCTTGAGTGTGTCCTATAACCGCCTGTTCAAAGCCGTCTGCAAGCAGTGCCTCTGACTCCTCCAGAGTATCCATGATTTGCTCGTGTCTATGTTTGAGCAGGCCACTCATAAACTCTTCAGTAACCGGGGGTAGATTGTCTGACTGTTCTTTTTTATTCATTACTTCATGTCCATTGCACGGAGAAACATTTCGCCCGTTGACTTATCAAACGTTTTTATAGCCTTGTATATTGTCCTTGACTTTGACTTCACGGAATCTCTGTCTGCTTTAGTAGAGTCAGTACCAAGCGAGCAATACATTGCAGCGTCAATCCTTAATAGCTCTGACAGCTTCTTCTCATCAGTCCAGCTCTTGAACTCAATTATTTTTTGTATGTCATCAATTGTGTAGGCCATTGAGGAAAATATTTAGTCTGTTATAAACGGCCTCTTCATCTCCAACAGGAACCCTAGACATTAAAGATTTCAATCTCTCAAGCCTCATGTCATTAACGGTTTCTTGCTTGGCCTCTTTGAGTTTCTCTTTCATGGACTCAACTTCCAATTCTTTTATCTTGAGCTTACCCCTCATACCGAATATCTCTGCCTTCATTTGAGACCTGTCCATGTTGTAAACGGGGTCATATCCCTTACGGTAAATGCTAAGTACCGTTTCATAATTATATCTCAGAACCTTATCGTAAAGGGTAAGGTCTTCAAATTGCTTGCAATAATGAATGACAATGCTGTGAGTTTTATTTAGGAACCTTCCTACACTAACCTTTGTATGCCCTCTGTCTATTAATATTTTAGAGAATACCATTCGAGCTTCGACATGTTCTCTTTTCCTACTGGTTGTAATCAGAGACACTTCCATCACTTCTTCTACCGCGTCTCGCAGTATGTTAAACTCCTGTAAATTACTCATGTTAAAATTTTGGGGAGGCTTGAAGATACGAAGTGACATCAGCTCTCAATATTAATCCGCATTCTTTTTTGTTTCTTATTATCATGTCAATGGGTAGTAGCCACCCCATAGCATTTGAAACCTTTCCTTCACCAACATCTCTCATTGTTTTACGAGAGTTAAGCCCAACCTCGTTACAAAAATCACGAAGCTTTGGAAGTGAGAACACATAGGCCCAAGCCTCGTAATCCAGAGAGCTGTCCTCTACAAAGGTGTCTGAGACCTTCACAATATGCGCCCAAATATTTGAATCAGATGCCATGATACCTGTCTCCGCATCTGTTGCAGGGTTCTTGTACTCTATAAATAAATTGCCAGTTGGTTGTCGCTCTTTACCATACGACTTCCATACAGAGCGTCCCGCAGCATCCCACTTTACCTCATGCTTCCTACCCGTGGATTCGTTTCTTAAGTCCCATCCCGGAACCTTACCTTTCGAATGTTCAAATGTATTGCCGCCAGTGTGAGCGTGTAACCAATTAGCCCAGACCAGCTCTATGTAATCACCCCAGTCCTTATCACTTTTGAAGCTGCTTCCCATCGTCATGACTATTAAACTCTCGAACGGCATGCTTTATTGCCTCAAGCTCAAGAACAATTAAACGCTTATACTTCCTTACGTTCTCTAAGGTTTCTTCGTACTCTCCTGAAGGTCGGCCTTCTGGTTCGTGAAGCTGTTCATACAGCTCCGTGGTCAGCTTCTGTATCTCAATAGTACAATAACTGTACAGCTGACTGAGTTTAGCTTCGGTCATTTACTTTGTTTTTTATGATAGATACAGCATGCTCTATCTGTTTTTTATTCTTAGGGATGAATAGCATGTAATCATCCATATCGTTTTCTACCATGTACTTCAGGAATAGTTTCCACCTGAGCGGAAACGTATGTTGAGAGGGGACAAACCCTTTTGTTTCGATAATGAATCTATGCTCATGACTAACAAAATCAGGAGTGTACTTTATACCTAGAACAACTTTGTTCGTTGCGTCAACTAGAACGTCTTTACCTCGCGTTGACTTATGGTACACTCCCTCGTATCTAAAAGAGTCCATGAGGTGAAAGGTCTCGCCCTCATAATTAAACTTGAGCTTAGCTTCCCTTAACTGGTCATAGCAGTATGTCTCTAACGTTGACTTGAGTTTAACTCCCCCACGATTGAGGTCTCTTTTCTTGCTAGGCTTTGTCTTTCCTCTGTTTGCTTTAGCCATAGATAAAAAGGTACGACTATAAGCTCGCTTGTTTCCCAACAACTTTTTCACCAAGCGATGTGAATAAGAAAGGTTCTGGGCCTCTTATCGCAAACCCACTTTGCGTATTGTTGAATTCAAACATCAATGGCTCGTGGTATGGAGTTGGCTTACCCCCAGTATCAACCTCTCTTACTTTCCTTACGTGCATTTCAACGCACCTCCTCATCAATACATCCCCGTGCTGTATCTTTCTGTGTAGCGTGATGAAGCAGTCACTTCTATTAACCCACTTGCCTCCATGCTCGGTATCCTCTGCATAAGGTGCGACCTGTAACCCATCATCACCCTTCCTTCTCTGGCTTTCTGTAATGCTGTGCGCGTTCACCCATACAGCTACGTCCATCTTGTTACTAAACGTAAGAAACTCTGACGCTGCTTCGTAGTGATACTCGTGAGGACCTACCCCTCTACCGGCACTCATCTCTATCTTTAAGCTGTTGTAGGGGTCAATGAACAGACCATCGATTGGTTGTTGACGATGAACTTTCTCACAGAATACGATGATATCTGAGTAGCTATACGTCTTGCTGTTATCAATGACTATAAAGTGCTTCTCTACCCATTCTCTTGCGTGTGCCCTCTCCTGATACGTTGTGCTGCTTATCTTTTTATTCAGTGAAAACTGCATCAACTTCATCTTGATTGCGGCTGTCCGATTCTCTGAGCTGTATATAACCCATCTCCAGTCATGATTCATTGCGCTAGCAACAAGCATCCACAGAGCAAAGGTGGTTTTACCTATGTTACTGTGTCCGTTAATCATAACGAACTCCTTCTTAAAGACAAAGTGTTCATCAACCTTGCTGTTACCTGAAGACAATCCAAGAGGGATGTTTCCGTCTACATAGTTTTCAATCCAGTCATAGTCCACGTCATCACTACTAACAAATGACATGTCACCATCATTCAGCTTCATGTCACGACGAAGCCTCTCTTCACTGCTGATTACCTCACCGATAGGAAGTTTCTTCCCGTTTGCAATGCCGTCGTTTATGGTGAGTATAGCCGCCTCAATGCTATCAATATCTCTCTTTGATATCTCCTTCTCCAACACCCATCTCGCTACGTCTTCCTCAACAATACCGCTTGCTATGTAGCCACCCATAAGACTAGCCGCCTTGACAAGGACAGAATGCTTTTCTCCCTCCGGAGCTTTAGCAATCATAGCCGCAGCTATGTTAATCTTATTGAAATCCGTCCTTCCCCCAGAACTTTTGACCTCTTGATGTTGGGAGCGTTCAGACAACATTCCGCCATACTTATCGTACTCCTCCTTAACAACAATGTCAGGGTCATATGACTCAAAGCATAGTCTACTTTCGTTCTCACCTGTGCTATCCAACTCTAGACCGTACTCCTTATCAAAGTACGCAATCAGTGAGCGATAGTGGTCTCTATGCCTCTCCGTGTTAGTTATTTCTACAAGTGCTTTTACTCCGTCTCCGCTAGGGGATGACCAGCACGACACAATGTACTTGTCTCCAGCCAGTGCTGACTTAGCTCTAATTGCATCAACATGGTCAAAGTCAAGGACAATTAAACCGCTGTGATACTTAAGCTTGTCATCACTCCTATGCCCCGTCTCGAACACACCGCTAAAACACACCGCAGGAAGCTCTTGTTTATGAGACTTGTCTCCGTTCCTAATAAGCTCAACCTTTGGTCTACTCTTTCCCTCTTTAATCCTCGTTAGAACCGTATCTAATGAGGTCACCACCGCGTCCTGTGTGCGATAGATTGTCGGATATATCGTTACTCTTTTGCTGTTCATTGCGCAGTTCTTTTAATTGGTTTTCATACCACTGCGCTTTCTTCATGTCTTCCTCTATGCTCGACGTTGGTTTCGAACCTGCCCTCATCCTGTACTTGAAGCTGTTCATCTCGCAAAACATCATGTACGATTCCTTCCCCCATATCTTCACCATCATCTGCCATACTTCTTGGCTTCCTTTCTGGTAGTGATTCGGGTTTACCATATCGTAATCGATATTGGATTTTTTCTTTGAAGGTGCTAAGGGTTTCGATGAGTCCTTGGATTGTGTCAATTTGCTCATGGGGTTTAAGAAAATTTTGTGCCTCTAAGGTAAGGTCTTCAGTTGGGAATGAGTCAACGCTATCAGTTATGATTCTTGAAGCGAGGTGATAATAGTCCCTGTATTCGGAGCTATGCATGAAGTATGTTTCATGAGCCCGTATGTAATGATGAATGCTAGTCCTGTCTTTCTTAAACAACCTAGCACAAACTGTATTGTGAAAGAATGGAGCAGCAGCATTAGCAAAAGCTGCCCTCATCTCAACCTCAGGTCTTAGTCTCGAACCTAGCTTAGGTTCCCACTCTAGCTCATCGCAATAATCCTTCCAAACCTGTCTGAAGATGTCCATATATTTTATTTTATTAAGTTCAATTAAGGCTCGTCTTTCCGAGCTGTCAGTCTTTGATATCCATAACAGGGTCATGATGTATTACCACGCACCTCCTGACTTAACCCTTTACTTCTACAATTAAATTCAAAGTAAAAGACTGGACACCCCACCTCACCTGACTAGGTAAAGATTCAAAATAGGTGCGCAGCGTACAAAATGTACCCCCGATAGGATTCGAACCTATGACCCTCGCCTTAGAAGGGCGATGCTCTATCCAGCTGAGCTACGAAGGCATTTGACAATAGGAGAGACCCTTCTGACGTGCGTGTCTTCAAACAATCACGTTAACGGATGAGGGTTTTAATCGTAACTCTCCCTTGCCTTTCATTCAGAATGGCACTTCATTGGTGCTCTGCTTCTCAAGCTTACGCTGTTGTTCGCTAGGGCTATTCGGGTCATACACTGAGCAGAAGGCTTTCATGCGTCGATTATCTTCCTTGTCAGGGATTCCTAGCACGTCAATGTAGACTCGACCCTTAGCTGTAGCGTACTGCTTCAGTGTTTCGAGTTCCTCTGTAGTGAAAGAGATTCTAGTCTCTACTCGTGGGGCATTAGTGTAGCCCACATACACGCTTTCTTTTTTTTCAGCCATGATGGTGAAGTATTAAAGGTTTGAAATGTATTCTTTGTACCGGTTGCGGGATTGTACAACTCCCATATTTCCTTCTGCGTATAACCACATGAGACGTAATTCCATGTTGTCAGAACTCATTACTAAACTCAAGTCCTTGTACGGCATGTGCAGTTCTTTGATGGCGTAGTATGTAGTCATACAACGTTCTTGGAAAGCCCCTTTACCAAAGGCTGAGGGAACGCTAACATCAATGCCAAAGTGTAGGCTGGATTTTAATATGAGTTCTTCTGGAGTCATTAGATTATACCTGATTTAAAAAACGTGTCCGTTTCTTTTTTATTGTCTAAGTAGTAGTTGATTCTGTCTACCGCTTTGTTAAATTTATCTGCACCCGACTGCAATGTCTCGTCACTTGCTTGATACACTCCAATGGCAAAGGGATAAGCTTTTTCTTGAGCGACCCAATAGAACTTCTCTTTCTTTAGAACCTCCATATAGATGTACGCTTGAATGTCATACCCAAAGCTGAAGACGTTGTAACGAAACTTATCCAGAGACATTGTACTCTTGCTGTCTGACACGTAATCAGTTCCAAGGCAATCAAGGAATCCTCTTACCGGACACCCGTTGATTTCCTCATTGAACTCATGCTGATAGTCACCAACTAGATACTTGTCATATACCCCTGTAATCTTAAGTCTTTCAATCATCTCAAGGGACTTCTTGTAATCCTCTTCGCTGACCAGCATGACCCCTCTTTCTACCGCGTCTTGCTCGTAACCTTTGACCCACTCTTTATATTTATTGGTCATCTTAGGGGCACGACCTCCAATCTCTTTGCACTTTTCTCCGTCATTAAGTATTGCAAACTGCTTCTCAAAATCCTCTGGAGTAAACAACATGCAGTCATACATACTACCGAAAGCAAGAGCTGGAGATTCTTTCCTCAGCTGTCCCCTCATATACATCTCCCACAAGCGCATGTCCTGAAGAGCGTACTTGATTGAGCTGTAGGATAGATGTCCCTTACCTACGGCTTTGGCTAGCTTAACGGATAGCATTATGCTTTTGAGTATTCTACGAGTCGGTCGTACTGCTCGTCGGTGAATTTGGTTTTAGATTGCTTCTCAATTTTAGACCAAGCATCAATCTTATCAGTAGCCTCCTTCAGGAAGTCAACAGCCTTTTGGAAATCACCCTTATCGTCAACCGCTTTAGGCTTATCAGGACTCTGACCCGCTTTAGGGCTGTTCTGTTTAGCTATTGCCTCGTTAACCTCATTAGCGGAAGCAATTGATGTGTCGATTCCAATACCCATCATCGCTAGTGCTCTACCTACAGCTGATGTTTCGCAGTTCTCAACGTAGCTAGTCTTGTTGATGTTGCTTGCTGACTTAACTTCATGTGCGTGACCTGTTGCTATGACACGTTGCTCTGTATCTGCAATGATGCACTTAGATATACACTCATCCTTTCCTTCAAGCATGTTAACCTCTGTGGAGATAGTCCAATACTTGTATTGCTCTTCTGTTCGGAAGAATTTGATACGCTCGTTAACCTCGACGTACTGCTTGCCACGAATGTTTGTGGTCTTGAATTTATGATTGCTCATGTTATTTAATTAGGGATTCAACTTCTTTAATCAACTCCATTTGAAGCATCACTACTGGTTGTAGCAGTATGCAAAGGATTACTATTGGTATCGCTACCAGCTTTTTTATTGTTCTCATCATAGGCTTTTATCAAATCCTCGTACTCATCAAGCAATACGCTCTGTTGTCGAATCAGATTGTTGTATGCTTTCCTCTCTGTGTGTGCCTGTTCTACAAAGTTCGAGGTTTTCCTCGACATTATCAACAGGTTAGAGCACATTTTTTTCCACATGTTGATAGCTCCATTCATGATTCCCATGTTTTAAGTGAGTCCATGAGTCCAAAGTTCTCAGCCTCATCGTAAATACGCATACACTTCTCAGTTACTTCTTCTGGTGATACATTACCCAAATCATATTGCTTACAAACCTCTAGGAAAAGCTTACAAACTGTTTCGCTGTCGTGAAGTTTGAATAATCGCTGATGTTTTTTGTCCGGTTGTTCTTCTGTTATGTTCATTGAATTAAGATTAAATAGATTACTATTGAAATGATTCCTAACC